GATGGAATCTGGTATATCAACACTGCCCCAAGTCAAGATTATGCTGTTAAACACGGCTACACGGTCACTAAAGACGAGTACGATTCTGCCCCAAACTGGGTAAAAATACTCAAGCCTGTGGAGGTGACTGACGATGAAAAGTGAAATGACGCATCAAACAGTTGTGCTTCAATGTAGCAATGATGTTGACCTTGATACCCTATTTATGGGAATTCAACAAGTAACGGACGGTGCAAATTTAGTTACCTATGATTTAGACGTGGAGGGACAGAAGACAATTGAAAAAGCATTACCAGCTCTTACACATGACTTTGATTTTCTGGGGGTGACTGACGATGAGCAATGATGGCAAGAAAATCATGAGCGATCCAGAAATTACCTACGCAATCATTAATGAGGGCGGAATTGATTCAACAGGGTTGACATACGATGAAGCTATTAAACGTTTCAAAATGCTATCTGATGCGAATGAGTTCAATGTTGAAGATGGAGATGGTTTGGAAAGCGGTGATGAAGAGTTATACACCGTAAGATTGGTTAAGGAAATTAGGCAATCTGGCCCTATAATGCACGAAGAAATTGTAGTTTGGGCGAACGAAGCGTCTTTTAAAAAAGAAGAGGCGACTGACGATGATGATTAAGCTAGACAGTGGGAAGTTGCTAAATCTATCGGCGGTATCGTATATATCAAATACCGAAATGGTGGCTTATTTTAAAAAGCCAGTGATCACAAATGAAAATAGCTTTCAAACAGCAAAATGCTTTGGCGTTGGTGTAACAGAAGCAGACATTGAACGAATTGCAGGGAGTACAGCGAACAGTGAGGTGACTGACGATGATGATTAAGCTAGACAACGGTGACTATGTAAACACGGATTATATTGAACGATTGTGGATGATTAATGAACATGACGGCTTCATCAGGTTTGCTAACTCTCCAGACGTCCCTATCAGTGAAAACGATCGTGGCCTTATTCTAAAGGCCATGAAGCCAAAGATCATGCTTACTTTAGGTGAATCTGGGAAACTTGAGCCGACTATTTATCATGAAGGCGGAATAGATTATGGTGCCATGGCATTTTCACCATTAATTAATGGCCATGAGGTGACTGACTATGAGCAATGAGACAAAGCGGGACGTGTTTGATGACTTAGTCGAAGAACTAGCAAATGCATACATTGCCTTGGACGGTGAAGGAATTGGCGAAGAGCTTACTAACGAAGACAAACAAGCCTATCTGAAAGACTATGACAATGCCTTGCCAGATGATCTGCCGGTGATTCCGCAGACGGTGGGAGAGATATTGCGATCAGCACATGGGCAAGATAATTTGCTAGGCGTCTTAGAAACGGCCAAGTACGGGTATAAGGTTAGCGAGACATTGGCATGGATAATTGCTAATCAAAACACCTTCGCCCGTGCATGGGTTCTAGCTATCTGGCGTGTTGAGGGAACCGGCGAAATCGTGGAACTGGAGGAAGAAAAATGAAATACTTTGAGACAAAGGAACCCTATTACAGCTTGCTTGTTGCTAACAACACTAAGGAAGCCCTTAATTTATACCGTGAAATGTATGGGAATAATGATGATCCCGAAAAGTTTACTGAGTTAAGTCGTGAAGAAGCACTGTATCTTATTACGTCTGCAAAAACGGAAGACGGAGATAATCTCACCTACGAGGAGGTTAAAGAAGATTTGGACGCTAAGGCACCTACAATGCTTCTGGTAGACGGAGACATCTTATAGGAGGCGGAGAAATGAATATGACTCGAAAGTGCTATGTAGTCAGTGGAGACAAGGAAACCCCCGCAAAGTTTTATGGCGTGTTTCAAGTCGCAAAGGTTGTGGGCGAAAGTCCACTTATAGGTGGTCATTCTGCTGGTCAAATCATGGAGCCTGTTGCGGTGGTCGAATATAACAGCCAACTGCATAAAGTTTATCTTGATCAGGTTCATTTTGAAGATGTGGAGGCGGAGAAATGAAACGAGAGATTAAGTTCAGAGCGTGGGTAAAAAGAGGAAACGAAATTAAAGACTATGTTAAGCCTACGACGATTCAAAAAATGATTCATTCTAAAGAATCAACCTTTAGTTTGGAACAATTGAACGATTTAGTTGATTTTGAACAGTTTACCGGCCTGACAGACGCGAACGGCAAGGATATCTACGAAGGCGATGTCGTGCGCACTGGTAAAGACAATATTGGAGATCCTGAGCCGATGATTGGGCAAGTAATCATGCGGGAAGGATCATGGCTAATCGAAAATGAGAAAAAGCAAGAGGCAATTGAGCTTTTTAGCGAGATTACAAGTCGTGAGGTAATCGGCAACATCTTTGAGGACAAACAACTGATGGAGGGGAAATATGAGCAAAAGTAAGGACGTTGACGCTTATCTTCAAGGCGAGCTGTGTGCCAAGGCCGAACTCGCAACTAAGCTATTACATGACATTGCTTGGTCTAAATGGACGACTGACGCGATGACTGCACGTGTCGACCCAATATACAAGCAAGCCAGGGAAATAAGCTATTGGCTATTAAACAGTGACGACTGGTACACCGAAAATGAGGACGGAGGTGAATAATTTGGACAGCAAACGAGCATTGGCCGAAAATCTTAGGAAGAATATATACGATCTGAACATGACACAAGTCAAATATGCAAAAGAGATCGGGATACCCATCACCACGCTTGAATATGTAATCTCTGGTAATGGCAGTGTTTCACTCAACACTTTGGACAAAATCGCATATGGAGCTGGGATTGATCCATGGGAGCTCATTCGGAATCCTGAAAGCAAATAAAAAGCGCGCCTGATGAGAGACGCGCTGGAGGCCAGTGTGTAAATTGAACCTAGGGTAATAATCATTTGGAGTAGGCCTCCGAAGACAGTATAACAAAAGCGCACCATCACGGCACGCTTATCCCCCAAACTTTTACAAAATCAATTATACCATAAGGAGTGGACGCAGTGGTGCGAGCAACGAGATATTTTAGCCCAATTGATCATGAAAAAACAATTGAAAACGCCAAAGAGGTCTTGGGGAACTACTGGCATCACAAGCGGCTCGCTCAACGCACCAAAATAGCGCTCAGAAGCCCCGTGATGGACGGCATGCCCAAGTCACCTAGCTATGGCAACAAAGCCGAGGAAAAGCTCGTATCGCATGCTGACGAGCTGTACTATATAGCGTGCTGTGAAGGTGCTATTGAATCTCTGAACTCAGCGACTCATCGGTTTATACTAACAAGTTCTTACTTAACCAAACGATATACTGACCAGCAAATAATGGACAAGCTGTTTTTATCAAAAGCCCAGTATTATCGAACAAAACGAGAAGCGCTAATCGCATTCGCTGAGATTTGTCCATTGGTTGAAATCGAGATGAGACCTTTGTGAGACCTTTCAACTGTTTTTCCGTCATATGATGGTATTGTGCCAAAGGTGAGAAACCTGAGACACCGCGTTTTTCCTCCGAGCCATGGTGATGATAAAGCTGTGGCAAGGCGTGGCAATGAGGACTGACCGTGATAGTCAGGCGGGTTCGATTCCCGCATGCCACATTGTCCAGTTTAGCGACCGGACACAGCTTGCGATGACCCCATCTGACACTGGGAGAGCGAGCAGCAGACATGAAACACAGATATCACCTCAATGTAGTATTCCAGTTCTAAATGGAGTACTATTTTTTTGAGGTGATATTTATGACAGACAAATCAGCTGTAAATGCACAAATTGTTCTATCTGAAGGACTTGAACTAGTTCCTAATGCAAATATTCCAAAGATTATTGGTCCAACTCTTGTTCTGGCTATGCCACTAAAAGAGACCGCTTTAAGCTTCAATGTATCAGTTCTGACGTATGGACTAGATTATAGTACTCAGCATAGTGTTAAGCTTGAAGTGATTGAAGAAAATAAAATCATTGCAAACGTTCCAAATCAATTATCGTCTCTACCGAACTTCTTAGGTGGATTTGTTTTTAATTTTGGAATTCACAATGCAATTTTCAAAACCGTTGGAGTTCATACTATTCGCTTCTATCTTGATGAAGAGCTGCTTAAAGAACAGGAATTCTGGACAGTATATGTTGGATCCGCGGAGTAGCTTATGGAAATGTTGGAAAAATCTTCAATCATTATGGAATCCAGCAGAGTAAATTCACGCCATATAACGTTTGGAAAAGCAGTTGTCTTGACAATTGAAGCTGTAGCAATTACTGGATCAATTTCATTTGGATCAGCGAACACATTTAAAAATGGTGACAAACTTATTTCAATGCAATCAACACGCAATGACAATGAAGATGGTAAGCCAGATAGTAGATCAATGGAAATTCATCCAAAAGAAATTGGAGCGATTAATATGTCCTCTGAAAAGACCGCAGCAGAACAAAAAACAGATGATTTAGAAAAATATGTTGACAGACTGAGCAAAAGCATAGACAGTTCGCGTAAAGAACTATTGCAAGCCATTAAGGACGGAGACTCTAGTATAGAAGATAAAATTAATGCCTTGCCTACGAAAGAATGGGTCGAAAAGAACAGTGGAAATCTTGAAATTAAGGGTCTTGAAAAATCAATTGATGGTTTAAAAGAAGCCCGAGATAGACATGATCGATGGAATGTAGTAATAGTCACTGTTGGCGCACCTATAGTTTACAGTCTGTTAAAAATTGCTTTTAGGTTTTAGAAACAGAATCATAGAAAAACTTATAACACTCCGCCAAACGGTGAGGTGCTATTTTTGTGCAACAAAAAAGCCCTCGCTCTGGGAAAACGAAGGCCAATCACTTTTGGAGTGTGAGAATGAACTCACTAAGTCATTTTAACACAATACTTATAATAGGCACATAAAAAAGCTCTCGGGGACGAGTCCGAGAGCCTGAGGAATAAAAATGAAAAGAGCACCATGGTCACATGTGGCTCACGGCTATTATATTTCAGGAGGCGAGTAGATGCAATGGAAAGATGAACAAATCAGTGACATTAGGAAACTCGCCTCTGAAGGCTTTACCAGACGCGAGACAGCCGACAAGCTCGGGATTAGCTACGATGCGCTTCAAGGCAAAGCAAGACGGCTTGGCATCGAGTTCCAAAAGCCATTGAAGAATGAATACGATTCAGCGAAAACAAATAGAAAGAGCCAACCCGTTGATAGAAAAGTCGCTCTTAATGCTGATGGTAGTCAAACAGTCACGGCCTTAATGAGACTCAAGCATGAGCCAAATAAAGACCCACGAACTTTGATGGAGTTGTGTGGATACGATCCTGATAAGTTCGAGATGGTCTTAGGCGACTACAAAGTGTATGAGCAGCATAGTACCGAAGACGGCACAGTTCCGCAGTACAGCATTCATATTCGCGTAAAGCCGAAACAAGGCTTATCGATAAGTGAAATGGCTGAAGCGTTCAACGACAAAATCATTCCGGTCAATTACGGCATGAAGAAATCGGGCGATCGCAACTTAGTCATCCCATTGCCTGACCTGCACTTTGGCTGGACAACATTCGCCGATCTAAAAGACATGGTGAGTCAACTCAGAGAGATCATCATGGACGGCTACAACGAGATTGTGATCGAGCAATTGGGAGATCTGTTCCATAGTGATCAGATTCATGTAACACAAACGGTCAGAGGAACGCAACTAGATCACGCAAACATGCGTCAGGCATTCCATGATGCTGTGAAGTTGTTTGATCAGATTATTCCGCTGGCAATTGAATATAGCAATCGCGTCTCAATCAAGAGCGTGTTCGGTAACCATTCAGGTGATCTCGAATACGCTTTTCTTTATGCGCTGATAGATCGCTATCCACAAGTACATGTTGATCTCAATGACAGCAATTTGGCAACCGACTGGCGCTGCGCATACTTGCTAGGGCATGTTGGCATTATGATCGCCCATGGAGATGTAGCCAAGGACAAGCTAACAGGGCTTTTTCCATTTGAGTACAAAAAGATATTCAATATGGCAAAAACATACGAACTTCACTCAGGCCACTATCATAGCGAGCGGTTTAAAGATGATCGTGGCATTATGTGGCGCCAGCTTGGAACAGCAAAGCCAAATGATCCCTATGAGATTAAGAATGGCTTCACCACAGGCAAGCATTTGCTGTATGCGTTCGTTTATGACGACACGCGATTGAGGTGTACTTATGAACTCAACTAATGCGATGAAGCGAGTCGGTTACGGATATGTAAGCCACACAGAGCGATCAATCATTGAGAAACTATCGAGAGAAGAGAAACACATGCAAGCAATCATCTACACAAAGCCGCACTGCCAAAAGTGTCGGCGAACAGTATTCAAGCTGTCACGAGTCATGCCAGTGCGAACCATCACGGCAGACGCGGACGACTACGAGCGGTTCCGCAAGCTAGGCTATCGATCAATGCCAGTCGTAACAATCTACGAAGCAGACGGCACACATGATGAATGGTGCGACTTGCAGGTTGACAAGATCAAACAATACACGGAGGGAAAATAGCACATGGAAATAATGCTATTGGTTCTCATTCAGCTAATCTATATTGTCCTAAATCAATTAGGGCTCATCGTTAATAACTGGGTAATCGTATTCTTGCCAACAATAGGGACGCTTGTATACATTGTCCTAATATTCTCGGCGTTTTGGCTGTACAACCATCGAAAAAGAAAATTCAAAAGCAAATGACTCTGACAAGCAAATTCAATGTGGGAGGTGTGGTGATATGTAATGCGACTGACAGCAAAACAGAAGAAGTTCGTTGATTCTTATATTGCTGATAGCAATGCCACCAAAGCGGCACTAGAAGCAGGATACAGCAAAAGAACGGCTAGGTTTGCCGGTGCAGAAAACCTAACAAAACCTAACATTAAAGCTGCCATCGACGAACGCATGAAACGCCTAGAATCTGACAAGATTGCCAAGGCTGCTGAGGTGCTTCAATACTTCACTACCGTTCTCCGTGGAGAGGCAAAAGAGACAATTATAGTTAGCACTCCAGACGGTGCAGATGCTGTTGAAAACGAGCCAAGCATCAAAGACCGCATGGCAGCAGGACGCGAATTGTTAAAGCGTTACCCTGGTAATGATGAGCTGCTCAATGCTCAGCTAACGAAGATTATTACTGATATTGCCAAAACTAAGGCTGACGTTCGCAAGTCTGAAGCTGAGGCTGACATCATGGAAGCCAAGGCCAGCGCCTATCGCACACCAGAAGGACAAGATGGAGGACTGAACAAGCTTTTGGCAGCAATTGATGAGAGTATTCCAAAGGGTGGTGATGTCAATGACAACTCCGATTGATCAATTCAAAGGGAAACAGTTAGACATCATCAACTGGTGGCGCCGCTATCCAGACAAGCAGACTATCATTGCTGATGGTGCTGTGCGTTCCGGAAAGACGTTTGCAATGTCGATCAGCTATGTTCTATGGAGCATGATTATGTTTGACCGCGAGCAATTTGGCATTGCCGGCAAAACCATTGGATCATTGCGTCGAAATGTTATCAGGCCACTCAAACAAACATTGCAACAAGTGGGATTCTCGGTTGTGGATCGGCGTTCAGAAAACATGCTGGAAATCAGCCTTGATGGAAGAACCAACCTCTACTATTTATTCGGCGGTAAAGATGAAAGCAGCCAAGATCTGATTCAAGGGATCACACTTGCCGGAATGTTCTTTGATGAAGCAGCTCTCATGCCACAGTCGTTTGTCAATCAAGCGACAGCGCGTGTTTCCGTTACTGGCGGCAAATACTGGTTCAATATGAACCCAGAGGGCCCATATCACTGGTTCAAGACTGATTGGATTGATCAAGCAGACGATAAACACGCATTGCGTCTCCACTTTGTGATGACGGACAATCCAAGCCT